CCACAACTGCCGCATCTCGACACCCATTTCATTGGCATTCAGGCCTTTGAACACCACATACCGCTGTTTAAAAACTTTGGCAATTGCACGGAAAATCGGCTTTTCACTGTGCTTGAGGTGCCGCCCCAGCCCGATGTTGTAGATCGGGTGCCGAGGCTGAATGGTGCGTGGAGATTTGTTGGTTGGTACCTTTTCCACCTTCATGAAAGCCTTGAAGTGCGCATGCACCTTCTGAACTCCTGAAGTTATGTAGTCATCGATATAGGACGTGTACAACGTACGCTTTCGACCCGTGTAACTCGCTGCGAACTCGCAGGGGGTAACAGGGTGGAAAGAGCGGCCCGCTGCCTTCACAACTTTTATCTTGAACTCTCCCAATATGCTGTCGTAGTACTCCTTACTACGCCCAGCCCTCTTGTGCAGTACGCCGTTAATCTTCGCATAGATCATCCGTTCGGCAATAGCTGCACACGTCGTCATCACATCAGCAGCGTTAGTACATAGCGTCCGGTTCTCACCACCGACACCTCCTAGTACATACACACTGCGTTCCTTCTCGGCCTCTCGTCTCCAGTGCACGGCCAAACTAGCGTAATTTGGGTCTTCTGCACGGAGCGCTGTCCACGTGTCCTCTGACGGACAGTGTCTAACACTCGGCACCTTATACACCTTATTAACGCTATCGCGCACCTTGACTAGGCGCCCCTATTCAAGGCAAAACAGCCGTTTGAGCTTATGCGACCACAGCTCAATGCGAGACATGTGATCAGCCATAGCTCCGGCTGTAAAGTACCTTGCTGCAACACCAGCGCGCTCACCGAGCACATCAGTGACATCTGGCACAAAACAGAGCTGCACAATATAAGGCAACAAGCCAACCCGATGGCTTGGACGTAAGCCATGGTCCTTCATGACCTGCTCCGCAAATCGCCAGACAGCTCGGTGGTTTGCCTTCGTCACTTCGGGGCAACCGAACTTGCTTTTACACTCGTCCAGCACCCTACGTGCGTAGGTTGCTCTGTACTGCTGCAACACAACTCGTGTCGCACGCGCCTCCAGCTGTGGGCTAGCATTACCAATCTTGGCTTTCTTCACCTGAACATATGGGGGGATGACATGGTCCTCATTACGGTCGAGTACCTCACCGGCGTCATTGACCACCATGGGCAACCCACGAGCAATTCGCTCTTGTGCATGGGCTTGGTGGTGCGCTTCATTCAAGACGCGAACGACATTCTCCTCATTGAGTTCATCGCTCTCAATTGCATGTGTGAGTCCTGTCAGGGCCGTCAGCTGTTCTTGATCAACAGCCGTATCCGACAAACACTCTTCAGCAAGTTCCATGGAGCTGCCTGCCTCCATGATTTCTTCCACAAACTTGTCCTTTGGTCGCATGGTTAGGTACTTATAAACCACCCACCCTGAGACACAAACAGTTACGGCCAGGCAAGCCTTCGTTGTTGTGGATGAACCGCGCATTGTGACAGATCGAATGTTTGAC